GTTTCCATGAACTTATTGAATCCTTCGTGTGTCAAAAAGCAGAGCGTCATTTCGATTTCCGTCCCTGTATTGCCTGTACGTTGCGTCCGGACTGAGCCTTCAAGGGTATTCTGCATTTGAAGTCCATACAGTGGCTTTGGTGGCTTCAGTTCATGGATTGCATGGACGTAGGTAGATGGAACATAGCGGTGATAAAAGATTCGACGTACTCGAGCATTGTCCGTCGAGCGGAAGTATTCATTCGTAGCAATCCCGATTTTCCGCTGTCCTGTATCGACTGGTAAGAATACGCGGGTCCATGTACGGGATCCGCGTATGATTTTTCGTTGACGTGTGAAGTTCGACTTGGCATTGTGCGTGACGAGCGCGACTTCCGCTCGAGTAATCTCACCCGCTGAAGTGACAGCTGCTTGAACCGCGTAGTCCATAGCCAGCATGCCTACTTCATTCTCTTCGACGTTGACCATCGGAGAGAGCCAAACTCGTTCTGCTCCAGTGACCACGATAGAGGGACCTTCGAAAATTTCGGTCTCCTCTACGTGACTGTATAGCGTTGGTAGCATTAGTTTCCTCCTCCCCGTCGATTGACTTCATTCTGTGTGTTATCAACGATGGTCCGCTGTACATCACGCGCCATCTTGTCGTAATCTTGTCCATTCGTGAGTTGCTGGACGTTGACCGTCACAGGTACACTCTGGATTTGGATAAACTGTGGTGATTGTTGCTGTTGTGACAGGTCGACTTGAGCAGCGGCAGCGTTGATTTGAGCATTCACGTCATATCCTGCTCCGATAGACCCTGCAATCATGCTCGTAGCAAGATCATTCGCATTCCCTTGAAACTCTGGAATGACATCGACTTTCGCTGCTCTACTGAAGTCTCCAGTGGCTGCGTCAACCATGCCATCTGTCTCTTCCTGAACACGTCCCACGTTGTCACTGATACCAAGGGCAACCCCTTCAGGAATCCATTGAGCAAGCGCCCGCATGAGACGAGAAGGTGAGCGGATGCCCATTGCATTTTTGAACGTGCTCATGATATCTCCAGCAAGATCGCGGACCGTATCAAGCGCCCGTTTCGCCTTGCTGACCATTCCGCTGACGATACCACCGACAACGTCCGCGCCCCAGCTGACTGCTTTTCGAGCGAGTCCGCCAAAGTAACGGCTGATTTTGCCGAACGTTCCGGAAATAGCTTCGAACGCACGACCGAGATTTGATTTGATGTTGTTGTACACGGAGCGGAATGCGTCTCTCGCGATCCGGGCAATGTACGACATTGCCGATGAAAACGCGCGACGAACTCGACCGAGCACGTCCGAGACGATTTTTCCTACAGCAGACATGGCGTTGGACACCGCTTTGCGGATCGCGCTGAATGCTGAAGATGCCAGCTTGCGTAGAGTAGACATCGAATCAGAGAAGATTTTTCGAATGCGAGATAGAGCGCCAGAGATCACCTTGCGCGTGGCTTCCATCAAGTTCGAAGCAGTACGACGAATCGATCCAAATGCTGACGAGGCGAGGCGTCGTAAAGTGGACATCGAGTCCGAGAAAATCTTACGAATCCGGCTTAGCGCACCGGAAATCGCCTTCCTCGTGCCCTCCATCAAATTTGTAGCAGTCCTGTGGATCGCGGAAAACGCTCCGGAAACGACCCTACGTAGGAACTTCATGGCTCCATCGAATCCGCGTCGAATTGCTCCAAGCGCTGAATTGATGGCTTTTCTCGTTGATTCCATGGCGTTTTGAGCAATACGGGCAATAGCATTCAGCGCTGTCCGTGTTGCTTTCCGCGCTAACCCCCAGCCGTTCGTGAAGGCACGTCCTACAAGGCGCATCCCTGTGGTGATGACTTTTCCGTACCATTCAATCCGGTTACGAATCGTTTGACCGACTGCCCGTAGAGCACGACCGACTAAAATCGGTAATCCCTTAAAGATTCCCATGAAAGCTTTCTTCAGGAATTCACCGAACGGACCCAGTGCTTTGACAAGGTTCCCGAACTGGTACGACCATGTCCGGTTCAACGAGCGGAGGTTCCGCCCCACCATGCCTTTGAAATCGCCCCACGCGTTGCTAAAACCGCGTTTCAGCTTTGGACCTAAGTTCGAAAAGGCTGAGCCAATACCGGATAGTCCGGTCTTGAACCATGAAGCGATCTTTCGCCCACCTTTTTTCGCTCCTGAAGCAATCGAACCCCAGTGATCAGCAATGTATTTTCCGAGCAGACCCAGCGGACCAAGGAGCGTCCCGAATAGCATGGTCTTCCAGTGTTTCGAGAAGAAATCACCTATCTTGCCGAAAATCTGCTTGGTTTTGTCGACGATTTCGTCCCAGTGCTTATAGATCAAGTAACCGAGACCCGCTACAACCGCGACAATTGCTGCGATACCGAGTACCCATGGATTAGTCAGGAGCGGAAGGAGCATAGCTCCGAACCGCCCTAGAACGCCTCCTACGCCACCTAGTGCGCGTCCGATCAGCGGACCCATCTTCCCAGCTGCGCCACCGATTCCACCGAACGCCTTCTTCAGAAGTCCGATTGCTCCAGATGCCTTCCCTGCGTTACCAGTTAGCAACTTGAACGCGGATGACAGCAATCCGAGACCCGGAATCAGTTTACCGAGTGCTCCTGTCATCATGCCGATTCCGACAGCATAGACGATGTATTTCCCTGCTCCAGTCTCCATCAGAGCAGCGACACCCTCGAGGATGACCGCTAATGCTTCGAAAATCGGGAGAAGCACGTCTCCGAGGATCTGAGCGAGTTTGTCCATCATTTTTCCGAATCCTTCTGCTCCAGTTTGACCCGGTCCAGCGAAGGCTTCGATGATCACGTTTCCGATTCGCTTCACAGCGTCCCAGATTCGCGCTAAAACAGGCTCGAATTTGTCCCAGTTCTTGTAGATCACCCATGAAAGAGCAGCGATCGTCGAGAGAATCGGGTTCATTTTGACGAACTGGACGAGGAACCCACCGACCATACCCGGTAAACCGCGTAGAGCGGACAAGATACCCGGTCCGAGCATCCGGAACATTCGCGGAAGACCAGCGACCGCGTTCCGCGTCAGAATCAAGTTGTCGTATAGCATCCGCGCCTGTGGCGACATGACGACCATACCTTTACTAGCGAATCCTAGCGCTTGTCCTAATGCTTGGAATAACCCCCTGTTCATCAGGAGGAACCCGGCAATAGGCGCCAGTACCCCAATGAGGACGAGTCCCGCTCCTCCAATCGCAATCATGTGAGCGAGGAACGTTGCCATCCCCGGATTGTTGCGTAAGAACTCTGTCGCTGTGTCAGCTGCAGCGGACAACGCATCCGCTAATTTGATGACGGTTGGTTCTAGTGCTTTCCAAAGCTCGAGGAGGGATGTACCGAGCTTCCGGAAAGCCTTCTCTGATTTCGCAACACCGTTGTCGTCAAGACCGCTCACCATTTTCTCGTATGCGGTCATTCCATCGACCATCGTTTTACCGTTCTTACGCCATGCGTCTTCGTTCTTGTAGACATCCTTCGTGGCTGCTTCGAGATCGCCTTGATGCTTCTTCATGGCGAGTGCCAGGATGTCTGTCGCTTCCTTCTGTGTGACGCCTAACTCTTGAGAAATCTTGTCGACCGCTGAGATAGCTTCGACTGCGTCAGTACCCCACGCCTTTTTGAACTGCAAACCCCATTCAGCGGATTCCTTGATGTTCTCTTTCGTACGTCCCATCTGGTTATGAAGGACGGAGAACAGTTCCCCGACTTCTTCAATCGATGACCCTGTATCAGCGGACGTGTCCGCGATCAGGTTCTTGAAGTCCTTCATGTCTTCAGATGCAGTAAGCGTCTGAGCCTCGAACTTGCCCCATCCTTTTTGTGCGGCATTGGCGACCGCTCCAAAGGCGACTGAAAGTGCGACGACCGCTGGAGTGACGAACTGATTCAGCTGCATGCCGAACATCTGATACTTCATCGCCAGCGCGTTGATTTTCATTTTTTCTTCAGCTTTCGTCGTTTGTTTCCCGACGATCGCTTTGGCTGCATTGTCTAGCGCTTCGTATGTCTTGTTCTGAAGGTAGGCAAGATCACGGTTCGTGAATTGCTTGATTCGCCCTGCTAAGGCGTCCATGGCATTATCGAACGGTTTATAGATGACATCCTTACCCCAGAGCTTCCCTGCCTTGTAACCATTCGCTTTCGCGATCACGTCGACCGGGTTAGATTTGGCGAGTTCATCCTTATACCGCTTCAATGCCCGTTCCGCTTCCGCCATTTCCTCGACGAATTCGTCAGCATTTGCGGACTTCTTCATGTCGTTGAGCGCTTTTTCCGTCAGCTTGATCTGGTCTCGAAGATTATCGAGGCGAATGTTCGCCATCGTATGCATCTGACCTTCAAGTGCTTTGATTTCCGTCTTAGTACGACCGAACCCGAGCTGTGACAATTGCTTCCGCGCTGCCATGGCTCCCCGCTCGATTGCACTGAATGTCGCTTGAAGCATGAGCATGTTCTTCGAGTCCGGGAAGTATTTGAACATATCACTCGCCATGTCCAGCTGAATCGTCGCCCGTTGTAAGACGGTTTTCGGATTCAATTGCATCGCGTATTGGAGCATCCGCTGGTGATATGCCTGTAAAGCGCGGTTCGCACGATCAAGGTCATACGTGAAGCGGTTCGTGTTTCGTGCTGCATACGCTCCAGATGCACCGAGGGCGGTCATGGCTGCTGTCGTTCCTAAGTATGCGTTCGGATCATCAGCGGGCATCTGTCCATTTGGTGGTCCATTGGATTGAGGACCACCGCTAGGCGTGGTTTGCGGTCCGACGACACCGGGATCACCAGCGGTATCATAGGTGGTCTGTACGATGCGGTTTACATTCTCCGTGATAAAGCGTTCAATCCGGATGATTCGGTCACGCAAGCGATTCAGCGCGTCATCGAGCTTGGTTGCCATCGATAATAGGTCGTCTAATACCGTACCGGCACGACTTCCATCCACTTCAACCGTGTATTCTTGCTTTGATAGCGTCTCAGCAAGCGTCAGAGCGCGTTCCTGCATTTCCTGAAGGGTTTTTCTTGCCTTGTCTCCGTCGAGGTCTATGGTGCCTTCTGGACCGATAAATGAGCGTTCAAGTTCTTCCGCTTGGTCGCGGAGAATCGTCAGCTCCTTCACAGCAGGATCCGTGTCGAAGTCGATAGAACCATTCGCCTTCAGATCGTCGAGCATGGCATTGAATCCTTCTTTGACGCTCCGAATGTCCGCGAGTGCCTCTTCGCTGTTGATCTCGACGTCTGGTGAAGCGGACAAGCGGGAAATCACGTCAAATGCCTTCTTGAACTGTTGCTCGAGCTTGTTGGTCGTTTCCTTCCCGCGTTCCTCGAGTTCGAACATGCCTTTGATTGCTTGCCCAAAGTCGACCGCGATTGTCCCGACCATCTCGAACATCTCTAAAATGTCATTGTTTGCAGCCACATCGTCACCCCCTCTCGTTTATGTATTGAATTCAGTACCTTTCGAACTAGCGAACAGCTCGTCGATGTAGCTGATTGCTTCTTCTGGTGTGTTGACTTCGATTTCGTCCTTCTTGGTCGAACCGTCACCGAATCCGTGTTGGTCCCAGAACTCGAGTAATGTAATCATTTTCGCGTCCTTACCAGCGACCAAGCCTTTGATGGTCTCCGTGACTTTCCAAGCGACCAGCGAGTGTTGCTTGAACTGCATCTTGATCTCTTCTTGCTCGAGTTCAGCGGTGAGCTGACTCAGCTCCTTGAACCGCGCATAGGGAATCGATAAGACGTGCTCATCGGTATAGCCGTAACGACGTGATATCCGGTCGATCGCAACCAGAATCTTTTTCGACTTTTCCTCTTCGCTTAGTTCTTCGCTGCTTCCGGAGTCTTCTTGTCTTTTGGAAGGAGCTTTTTGATCGCTTTGAAAAAAGACTTGATGTCCGGTGCCTTCACGATAGCTTCGATGATCTCGACAGCGACGTCTAATGGAATCGACTTTGTTTCGTCTTCCGATAAACCAATAAGCGTAGCCAGCAACGGATAGACATCCTTCTCCGCGTCCTCGACGGACATGAAAAGGTTCAATGCCGTTTGAATCATGCGTTCCTGTCGTTCTTCCTCACGTTCTACTTCTCCCGCTTGCCATTCAGCAAGACGTTCGTCGTACTTCTTTTTCTCGTTCTCGTCGAACTCTGCGATTTGTTCTGCTGTGAGCGGTACGAAGTCCGAATCGGATTTGACGTCCATGTCGCGGATCATGCTCGAGAACTGGTGAATGATACCCGCGCTTTTCAAGATACGAATGAATTGGAAGACGTTTTGTAGACCTAGACGCTTGACTGTGTGTTCTTTACCGTCGATCATGACTTTTTTTGGTTCGTAAACTAGATTTTCCATGTGTTGTATTGCCTCCTCGAAATAATTGAAATAGGAAGACCGCCCCTTGAAATGAGACGGTCTAGCTTATCTGTGAAACGGATTAAGGCGTGTTGATCGTATACGTGTAATCGACGACAGCGGACGTTTGGAAGCCTTCGACCGCGACAGCGCGGAGTGTTGATGTCTCCGTGATTTCGACCGGATTCTTATAAAGGAATCCATTATTCGCTGAAGGGTATGAACCATCCAACGTGTAGTAGACATCTGCATCGAGTGAAGCAGCGATTGTCACTGTCTGTTTCTCCGTGAATGTTCCTGCTGCTGGTGAGACCGTCGGAGCATCGAGCGGAGATCCACCTTTCGGATAAAGGATGTAGAACGGAATCTTCGTGATATTACCCGGATCGAACATCCCCTCAAATTCTGTCTTGAGTACGACGTTATCCGTTCCCGTCCCAGCGTTCACTTCGACTGGATCCGACGGTTGTGCATTTTCGATGACGATGACGATCGGGTCTTTACTACCGACCTTTGCAGCGAACAAAGCGACGTTCCGCGTTTGTACTGGTGCGACTGACCCATCATGCTCGAGCTTGTCGTATCGATCACTGTGGCTCGTAGCTTTGAAGACGTTCAGCTTCATAAGCAAGTTCGCCTTAGATCCTTCGAGAAGGTTGGTCGTGAGCTTAGATTCCGCTTTCGTCAGCCAGCGCATCCCTTTGACTTTTCCGAGCGCTCCGTCCGGTGTTGTGTCGAACCATTCCATGTCGAGGTTCGCTGTGTTACCGCCTTTTGTAGCACCAAGGAACGTTCCCCAAGTTGTGCGATCATCTGGATTGAATAAAGCAAGGTTGAAACCATGCGTCACAATCCCCGGACCGATAATTAAGTTTTCAGCTGAGTTCTTGTTTGTACCGCTCATCATGTTATAGCCCATTCGTATTGCCTCCTCATTTTTTCTTAATGCTCTTGTTAATCATTGATAAGCAGATCGTCTCGAGCGTAGTAAAGTTCGATTTTGACGTTACGGCATTTCACTGACGGGTCGGGTTGTGGGACGTTCAGGTTGCCACGAGTATCAGATATCCGCGCCCCTGTACCAATCCCACCCGGACTGTCTGCGTAATGCTTTTCCTTGAACAGTTTTTCGACCTTACACGCGATCTCTACCGCAAGACCGCGTCCGCCTTCGACGAAGATGTCAGCGGAAACCAAGGCATGCCCTAGAATCTTGTTAGAAGCCAGCCTGTCCGCTTCTTCGCGTAAAACGATGTAAGGGCGCCTCATCCCATCCGGAACGACGTCTTGCGCCACGTTCGGGTACTCTCGCTCTTGTTGCAAGTCTTCGTCATACAACGTGAACGTACCAAGGAGCGCGGTAATACTTGGTTCTGCTTCAATGATTTCTTGAATGATATCCAGCGAGTACAGTTGCATCATCGAGCACCTCGCTTCAAGATTTCTTGGATTTCCGTCTTCTTCAGGTGCCATGTCGGTGCCATGTATGGTCGCGGTTGAAGATTGTGATTCCTTCCCTCGCGATCCTTACCGACGAACCCGAACTCGAGCGCCTTGGCATATATCACGTTGACTGGTCCGACATACCCGCGATACATTTCGTCCATCTCTTCAAACTCGTACTGGAACGAGGACTTCAGCTGACCGCGCAAGACAGCGGGTGGCGCTCCGGGGGAGGAGGCTTGATGCATCTTGGCACCCACCAGCTTCGTGACGGTCTGCTTATAACCCCGCTTGTTGACGATTTGAACCTTCTCGAGACGACCTGTCTCTGGACGAATCGGGTACTTCTTCCCAGTCCCTTGTTGGTTGACCGTGTCGATCAGCGAATTTCGAAGCTCCATCGTGGCAGCGACGACATTTCGTTTTGCTCGAGCAATCAATTCATGCTTCACTTCTTCAGTATGTGAGATCATCCGGAAGGAGCTAGATACTTTCATGATTAGGTCGCCCCTTTGATGACCAGCTCCATGGTGTCTCCCTTCTCGACTACCTCATAAGGGATATCCATGAGCTTGATTGGTGCTTCGTATGTGATGCCTTCTTTTGCAGGGTCTAGCGGTGTCTCCATGAGTTCGTACAGCTCATTGCCTTCTCTGCCCCCTACCATTCCGCGAATGACAGGGATGACGCGGTCAGCGGTCTTTCCGACTGGACGAAGTAGCATGATCCGGAGCAATGATTCCGACTCCTCTTGCCCGTTTTCGATAGCGATATTGTTCAGGGATGATCCTGAGCGTGAGATTGTATAGAAATGCGCGGGGATACGCTCGAGCAAGATAAACTTTTCGGTATATTCTCCCTTGGTCCGGACAGCGACTTTCTTGAAGATCAACGCCTCGTCTTGAAGAAGCGACTTAGCGACCTTCTGCATGATTTTCCGTTGGTTGCGCCCGATACGAGCGTTTACTTTGGCTCTCATCCTAGCGCCCTCTTGATATAGGGACGAAGCAAGGATTGAACGTCAGCGGGGATGTAGTCTCTTGCTCCCCCGCTGGTCGAGAGAGCTGCTTTCATGTCACCGAGTTCGAATGACTTGAGCGTCAATGCAGTAGCAGCCATTTCGCGCTCTGAGGCGTCCTCGTCATCGGTATAGACGTATTTCACTAGATCGATACAAGCCTGCTCGAGATCAGGGGGGAGATCGCACAGGAGATCGTCTAGCGCCATGCTTGGTGTGACATAACCCGCTTCATACAGAAGTCGACTACGAGCGGGGAAAGACTCGTAAATGACACCAGATTCCGTGAAGAATGGATCCACCATTTCTTTGCTGTTCAGAGAAATCACACGACGAAGCGGGAATTGCTCACAAACGTGTTCGATTTCTTCTTCCGGAATGATGTCCAAGTGTCCGCGCAAGGCGAACTTACGATTACAAAACGTTTCGATGATCGAGCTTGCTGTATTGATCGCGTCTTCGATGAACGACCGCTTATCCTCGCTGAGACCCAGTTCTTCTTCGATTCGTTGAACAGTAGTGAGTGCATTCACCTTCAGCATCGTGTGCCTCCTTATTTGCTCTGCTTAGGAGCGCGTTTCGATTTCGTTTGTACGTCAGCTGGTTTGTCTTCCGGAGTTTCAACATCCGGTAGTTCGTCCTCTGGATTATCAACTGGAGGAACGTCGCCCTCTGGATTCTCGAGATTCGGCAACTTGTCTTCCGGTGTCTCGACTAGCGGAGGTTCATACACCGCTAATTTGTTATGAACCCAACTTTCTGCAATTGCCTCGCTTACGGTCAGGACTTCGCCTGAGTGATGAACACTCAGACCAACCCCGACCGACGGACCAATGATCTTAATCTGTCGTTCTGACATCATAAATCCCTCCTATTCGTTTCGATTTGCTTACGCTGATGCTTTTACTTTCAAGATCGCGAAGGCATTCGGCTTATCTACGCCACCACCGACACGTTTTTTGTACTTGAATCCGATGAGGTCGTCTTCGATGTACAATTCGTTCAAACGCTGGATAGCAGAATTGCCCGGCTTGTCGACGATTGTGTAACCCTGTTTGAAGTCACCGAAGACACCAATTTCCGCGCCTTCTTCTTGTGCCGCGAAGTCATCCTGCGTATAGACAGGACGCCCGAGCAATTGGTTCGGTGTGCCTTGAGTAAGCGCTGCTTGCCAGATGTAATCTCCGCTTCCGTTTTTGAGCTTACGGACTGACTGCTCGAGGTACGAAGGCAAGACCCACGTTCCATTTTTACGGTATTGAGCAGGGACTTTGTAGAATAGATCAATCAAGTCATCCGCTACTACTGCGTTAATCGCTGCTGTCGTGTGACGTGGAACAGCTGTGTTCGTAAGAATTCCTTCTGGTTGGTCTTTCGTATGACCTAAGCCAAGAAGAACCGCGCGATCCTCTTCATTTGCCGCTGCAAGAGCGAATGACGAACCAAGATATGTCTGCAACTGAATGTCCGTATCTTCTAACTCATCGACACCGATTTTTGTTAAACCGTTCAAGTTTTCAACAAAGATAAAGCGCTCGTTCACTGAAAGTTCGGACTCGAAGTCAGTAGCTTTCTTAGCGCTCGTCTCAATCTTGCCCCAACCGACAGACAACTCAGTCATGCTACGTTTACGGATTCGATCAGAGCTTGTCTTACGGATGTTGACCAATTGACGGAAAATCGCGACTTTCGGCAATTCACGCTCGATTTCTTTGTCGAGTTCTTCAGGAATGATGATTTGACCCTCGCTGTCTGCAACGAGTGCTTTCCGCTCTTCAGCGTTCATCTCACCTTTACCGACACGCATAAAGTTGTAGAACGCTTTTGACTCAAGTTCCTTTTGCGCCTTCTGTTCTGGTGTCATTGTGCCGGGTTCGTTGACGCGGTTGTTGTTTACGACGACCTTGTCGAACTGTTCTTTCATGTCTTTGATTTCTTGCTTGAGCGATTCGAAAGTCGATTTTGATTCTTCAGTAGCGGTACCGAATTTCTCCGCTTCCGTTTCAAGTTTGGCTTTCGCTTCACCAAACTTCGTCAACATTTCCGTGAGCTGTGTCTTTAATTCGTCTGTGCTCGAGCCTGAGAAGAACTGGATCCCTGTACCACCGCTCATACCTTTAAGTGATAATGGATAGCGCTTTGCTGTGTTCTGGTTTTTCATGAGTGTTTTGCTCCTTTTCCAATTTTGTTTTGTCCGATACTCCTCATGCGGCTTCCAGTCGGCTTCGAGTGCTTCAGCGGCTCAAGTGATAAAAGTGCATGCCCGTGATTAGAGGGATAATGATGTTGTGAGTTCTGCGTCTTTCATGAAGGACTTGACCATGTCAGCGATTTCTTGTGCTTTCGTGTCGTCCTCGTTACCTGTCGTCGTGTCTTCTTCGTCATTGTCCACCGCGTCTAAAAGCGTTTCTAGTGACCCTTGAGCGGATTTTAAATCATCAATAGCGTTCACGATAGCGGTCTTCGTTTTGGCTGAAATGGCTCGTCCTGCCTTTACATCTGCGACTAGTTCCGCGATAGCATCAATCCCGCTACTGTATGACTCATCACCATACAGATCGTCGTTCTTGGCTCCAGTGATTATTGCATTATCATTCGCTGGAATCGGTACTGCTGATACTTCGAACAACCGAACCTCTTTCAATGTCCGGATGCCTGTTGCGCTGTCGTAATCATATTGAATCGTGCGATAGCCGATAGACATTCGATCAATCGTACCATCCTTGATCATTGTCATCGTCTCTCGACCACGCTGAATGTCACTGATTTTGACTTTGATGAACAATCCTTTGCTATCTTCCCGCGCCTCGACCACTCGACCGATGACTTCATTCCAGTTATGTGACCACAGAAACTTGATTCGATCTCCGTTCTCTTGAAGGGTCTTCTTGAAAGCGCCTTGCTTGATGATATCGCCATAGCTGTCAGGACTACCGCCAAACGTGGCTGCATATCCTTCGATGATATTGGTTTCATCGTCAGAGGCTTTTAATTCAAAGTCATGACTCTTCATCTCGATTTTCGGCTCTTTAGGTGCCTTAGTCTCCATGTCTAGGATTTGTAGGATGCGTCGTGTGAGTGGTCCGTTTCCTGTTCCGCTGATAAGGTTCATGTCTTCACTCCTTTACGTTGTGTTTTTCCGCGCATCTGCATTTGATTCGCTCTTTAGCCGGAAGTTTAGGATCACCCGGAAAACGAGCGGGATATCCGCCTACGTCATATGGTTTCTCCATGTCCCGCACTTGAGCATGACAATCGTTGTGTGAATCGCGTTGGCGACCATCTAGCGTCGTCACCCATTTCTTTTCTAGCTCTAATCCAGTAGCAAGAGCGCCCTGTTGCGCGCCATAGTTCGAAGCGGAGACGATTTCCGTCCGCGCGATCATAATCGCTCGACGTGGACCGAACTTCCCGCCATAAATCTTTTGAATGTCCTTGCTGATCGACAAGAATGATTGACCGCGATCAACGCCATTGCTGATGACAGCGCGGAGCGTTTCTCGTGTAAACTCATTTATCTTGGTGACTGCATAGACAGATGTTTCACCGATGAACTTCTGAATGGCTCGTCTTGCAGCTGTGAAGGCACGATTGAAGAATTTCTTCTCGAATGCTCCCTCTCCTGATTTGGCATCGTATTCCGCTTTGAGCAGGTCGTATTCCCACTTTCCAAAATGAGCGATCGTTCCAGTGTAGATCGTGGTAATGGTCAGATTCCATTTCTCCTCTTGGATGTCCATCTCTTTTTCGAATGCTTTCATTCCACCTGTCCGGACTGCTTCAACGATTGCATCCCGCTCTTCCATCATCCGCTTTCTGATGAGCTTGTAAGCGGATCGGTAGAAAGGTGCTCGTTCCTTTTCGATTAATTCGAAATAAGCAGCGTCTTCGTCCTCCGTCGAGTCTTTTGTCTCGAGTAATTGGAGAATCGATTTAAGCGACTCGATGCCCCCGTCAAAAGGGTTGTCGTTCGATGTATGCCCTGCGTGTGCTTTGCTGTTGCCTTGCCCCTCTGTGTTGCTCCGAGAGCCTACACGGGACGCGGGATCGCGTAATTCATCCGCTTTCCCCTTCTTAGGACCGTAGCCGAGTTCATAACGTCCTTCATCCGGTGTCAAAATGCCTTTATCGACCGCTTCCGTGATGCGTTTCCACTTGGAATCCGTATTCTCTTGCAAGGCTTCGACCTGATCAAGATTGATTTCAAGCGTTAGGTTCGGACCAAAGAGCGGGACCAGTTGCGTGTTCAGCATGTCGATGAACTTCCCAGCGAACGGAAGGACTGTCTCCTCGTAGAAGGATGACCGCGCTTCCTGATAGTTCGAGTAGGTCTTATTCTGTCCATCCCCCACAATTTCAGGAGGGACGTTGAATGCAGCGCATATTTCAATCCGGTTCATCAGCTTTAAGTCCTTGAACATGATGTCCTTTGGTGACAATCCCGTTGACTGGTAGGTCAATCCGCCCTCAAGGAGCGGGAACTTACCGACGTTCCGTCGACCCCCGAACATTTTTCGAATCTGAGAAGTCATCCTTGCGAATGTCGTGTCGTCGAGTGTGCTGGTCGTCGTGATGACCCCGGGAGGACTCCCGCCATTATCGAGCAAGGCTTTGTTCCAGTCGTTCGCGGAAGCATCCATGTCGATGATCTTAGAAGCGACTTGAAGCGGTGAACGCCCATCCAGTGAACTGAGCGGGTCGAACAATCGCCACATCATGACTTGATCAGCACGAAGTTGTTTCTCTACCCCGCCATCAGCGCGGAAGAGATATCCTCCAATCATGTCCTGTGTGCTAGGTACTGGAGCAATCCAATCCGGACGTAACGCCCATAACTCCGCGATATTGGAGAATCCTTGCGTCTTCTCGATGAACGATCGTCCCGATAAGAGCAGATAACGCGCCCACTCTTCCCGCAACTCTCGCCCCGATTGGAACTCATTCGGTTTTTTAAGTAAATCAAGTAGCGGATGTTCGTCAATCTCGACCTTCTCTTTCCCCTTGCGTTCATACAGGAGGAGCGGAATGTCCGCTGAGGACGTTGCAATCGCATTGATACAGGCATACACCCAAACGTTAGCGTTATGCCCTTCATTCGCTAGACGATCATATCGAGCGGAACCCCATTGAGGCGTATTGAACTGTGACGCATAAATCGCGGAATGGACCGCTGTGGCTTTCGTCATAAAGTCTGTTTTCAGCGATTTGAACTTGATTTCGTTCACCCCCTTTCCAGTCTGTTTTAGCCAAGCTCTCGAATCTGTGGAACGACTTGCATCATGAAGCGGTTGAGCGCTTGGCTCATGGCATCCACGTCATCGTCATGCGCTGCAAACGGGAATGATACAATTTGTTCGATGTAATCACTCACCCATGGCGCAATCGACGGATCCGGAAGATATACGTTCCCCGCTTCCCAGTAAGGCGATACCGCTGCTACTCGAGCGGTCTTGCTACCGATAGGCTGGACGGGAATGATGCCGGAAATCTCACGCTGAAGCGTAGAGATGACAGCTGGTCCGTTCGCCTTGTCCTCGATAAGAATTCGGTTCGAACGATGTTTCGCATTGAAGGAGCGGACCGCGTTCACAGTAGCGGGGAAGTCCATCACGTCGTTAATGCGATCAACGAGATAGAAGTTCCCTCCGTCCCTTGCCCACAGCTGACCAGACACGCTGTCCGCGCCTTCTGTGTTCTTGAACGTAAGGTCCCAGCTTTCGAGACGATCATTGAGCGCCCCGCTTGGTAACGCCTTATAGAAGCGGATGTCGCTTCGTTTGATCATGGCGCCTTCACCCGGTGCTGGACGTTGCTGATACAGCGCGCCCCATGTCCGGGAACCGACTTCGACTTTCTTGACCGCTGCCCATTCCTCGTCATATCCCAGCTGAGGACACAACGCCTGACCGATTTCTCGACCGAGCAAGTCGTCCTCATCTTCAGCGATAGCCGGCAAGCGGATGCGTGTCCACTTCCGACTCTTGTTGTTCAACAAACGACCGACAAGATCGTCTTCATGCCACCGCGTCATGACGACAATGACACTCGCACCGTCTCCCTTTTCCTCAAGACGTGTCGACAAGGTGCTCTCCCACTCATTCCAGACCGTTTGTCGTTGACGCGGACTGTTAGCAGCCGTGGCGTTCTTAAACGGGTCATCGATGATAAGGACGTGCGCCCCTTTACCAGTGACAGAACCACCGATACCCGTTGCGGTCATTCCGCCCCGTTTACCGTGTAGCGTCCATTTCCCGACCGCACCATTTCGACGGTCGATCTTGATGTTGAACAGATGCCCGAACTCGTCAATCTTGCTACGGTTCAAACGACCGAACCCGTTTGCGAGATCAGCGGAATACGAGACAGCAATGACTTTCTTCGACGGGTTACGCCCCAAGAAGTAACTTGGGAATGTCTCCGAAATCGTCATCGACTTGCCATGGCGCGGAGGAATCTCGATGATGAGGTTCATCGTCTCCCCGTCCGCTATGCGCTGTAAGTAGCTGCATATCAGCTCTGTGTGAGGGAAGTGTTCATATGCCCCGTGATGGACATACTCGATGTACTCCTTGTAGCTGCGTCGTGCCATTTCCTCTCGAGCTTGTTTTGCGATTTTCTTCCGTTGCTCGACGGTGAGATTCATTCGTCCTCATCTCCTGGATCAAGCTGAGCCAGTTTTTGAAGTTCCTCGAGCGATAATTCAGGCGGTAATGCATTCGTATTGATATTTCCGCTGTGCTCGATCTTGCTCTCGCTCTTGAATTTCTTAGATTGACGATTCATGAGCCAGAACATTGCAGCCCTCGTATCAGGCGGGACGTGCTTCGTGACGCGTTTCGTCACCATGAGTTTTGTTCGCGGTACGGAAAGGATGAACAAGTCTCGTTCGTCTTTCGTCGCTTTCGGATTCTTCTTGTTCCAGATCTCCAGCTCGATCTCGAGAACCTCGTCATATTCTTCCCGCCCCATCGTGACTCGCTCATACGTGTCTTCGTCGTAGTTATAACCAGTAGCGCGCTTATGTAGCGAATTGGAGACCTCGTAGTCCGCAACTTCTTTCCCCGCGCGTAAAGCGTGTAAAATGGGAACGTGTTTCTCTTGCCAGTTGTAGAGTGTTCTTCGAGTAATTCCAATCTTTTTCGCTATATCTTCCATCTTCATACCGTCTTTTGCCCATCCTTCAAGGAGAATCAGCTTATCCGGAGCTAACCAATCTTTTGCACTTATTCTACCTGCCATAAGGTGACCCCCCTTTCCAGAACAGCCAAAAACTTGCACAGTGTGCATTTCAAAGCTGATTTATGTGTGTAAATGCTGATTTTCTATGTAAGGAAGTCGTGAACCGACGCGAATACCATCATTTTTGTCATTGTATGTACACATGGTCGCGTAGCGTTTACGACTACCATGCAAGGTACAAAAAATGGACATCCGCGCTTTATTCAGTACCGAGTGTCCCTTGCTCCCTGCATGCTAATCATAAATTCATTGCAAAAGGTCCCCGCTGAAAACGGAGACCCTACAATATTTTTCCTATTGCTAATATAGCATGACGAAATATTTTCCAACAAGCTAAATTATTTTGCTTATTTAATTTTCTACTTCTACGCAATGATCACTACGGACTTCGACATCCGCTTCCAAGCCATCCCACACAATGTAATTTCCGTCAGGCATTCTATCAGCGTTGAAGCGACACCCTTTATCCAAGCCGAATGATTCAAGGAAACTATTGCTGTGCGTGATTTGAATTACCACACGTACTTTCTCATGCGCTTCTTGAAGGCGGTCTGCTTTATGAGGATATTCATATCCTTCCAGCATGACACCACCTGTCACTACTTCCGAAACTGTAACGATTGTTCCATCCTCGATGATTTCATTAGGATGTGGACGCAATCCCTTGTTTGCAACGTAACGATATTTTTCCCCTACTTCGATTTTCATTCCGCTTCCCCCTTTATCTTGGCATAGACTCTATGATTTCTCGACGTGCTTTCGCCCATACCCTTGCATCGTATGCTTCTAGAACGTCATAGTCTATATCGTGTAATTCACTAGATGAGACAGTGTGCTTGAAACAAACCTTTGCGTTTCTTTGTGTAACGATAATAGTCAGCGTGAGACCTTCCGGAGTCTGTTCATAGCAATGATCCAGTAGCCAGTCGACCTTCCGTTGGTAAGGTATCGGCTCTTTACTGTGCTTATATAAATCAGGTCGCTGCCTTGAATTCACCAAAGAGGTTAATTTTTTATTGTTAATTTTATTTCTATGTTTTTCTTCTTCGATTTCAAGCTCTTTAATAGTTCTTGGTTTAGGGCATTCTTCTAGCGGTTTGGGGGTTTTTCTCACTTTGTAGTATTCGTGTAGTTCATTTTTGATTTTATATCCTAGTTCACAGCAATAACTAACGTTGGAAGAGTGACCATCTAATGCTCGGCATCCGCCACAAGTTCGCTTCATTCCGCTTCCTCCTTTTCGACTACTGACTTATCATCTAACTTGTCGATGTGAAAAACGGTGATCTTGTCATTCCCACCCTTATGAAACTTAACTTTCACATAATCCGTCGTAGTGATCTTCACTACCTCGAAGACATCACCTTTGACGAACATATGACCAGTCTTGGTATTTATCGGATAGGCTAATACTTGATATCGTTTTCCGACCTCAATCTTCATTTCAATTTCTTCCTCCGTCTCTCCGCTCGATTAGGTCCAGCTGATCGCATTGAAAATGAAGAGGTCACGTTCTCAAACAATTTAGTTAAGATTTCACCAGCTGTGATCAAACTGTACTGTGCTGCTTTGGTACCTTGATCGATTGTGCGGAATTCAATGAAATCTTGCTCGAATAAATTACTCGACCAACAATACGGGGTTCCATTGTGGTTTTTATGTTTAACGAAGCGTACTCCATAGTCAGTAATCCCGATAACTGTCACTAGGTCACCGCTACTTAAATCAAACTTATCTTCCTCGATAACCGCTTTATACAAACATCCGACTTTGCAGTTCATTCGTATTACCCCCTTTTGGAACGACTCTAAAATCATGAATCTTCTTCGTTATAGGATTTTGGCAACTGAAAGTCACAATGCCATTTAAAAAATCTTTGCTCCATACTTTCAATACGAAAATTTCTTTGTAGGAAGCGCCTTCGATGCTCAAACTCCCAGCTATCATTTTCACTTTTCCATTTAATTTATCCGTCTCGACTTCAAACCTTAATCCAAGAACTATGTTGTAATAATCGTCTTCTTTATTCCCGCTTCCGCTTACCACTTCGAATCCATACACAATCATATCTTGATTCGACTCTTTCCAATGCCAAGCAATTAGATTAAGTCCTTCAAAAACTTTTGTTCCAATCACAGTAGTATCATCGTTTTGACTGATGATCCAGTCATCCAGTTCAATATCAAATTTATTGAAATGTCTTGCCGAATCCTCATATTCTTCAATACTCCCCAGCGATTCAAAGCCGATATCTAAAGCGACAGCTTCTATCATTCCATGCATGCTTATAGAGTTTGACGACTTGAATGAAATCATTGAAGGTGGTGCCGGATGTTTTTCAATGATTTTTTCGATCCCGATATATTTAATTATGTCTGCTTCAGTCATCCTCATTCCGCTTCCCCCATTTCTCGAAGTAACTCATTGAATTCTTTTCGACGCATGTTGAGTGTTGTAAATCTATTCTTCACTTCCTCGAAAGGAACTAAATGCCGATTCAGAATGTCCTCACCTTCCGCTTGAGAGGAGATGTTTCCAGTGGCGTTATTCAGATAGTCTTCTCGTGTCATGTTCCAATGTGTTGGGCAATCAGTGACAGACGAGAATCGACAATACAGTCCATTTGGTTGCTGTGAGATGAATCCCATATTTCCTCTCCCCTCTAATCAAACAATGCGATTTGAACGTCGCTCACTACTTGTGGCATTGCAATAGACTTCTTCGTAACCTTCTTCAGTCCCTCGATTTGAATAATGCTAGACTCTAAGCTCAGCTGGAGATCCATATTCATGTAGACCATATCTGAACGATCGTCATTGTAGATAGCCGAGTCTTCTTCTTTGAGAATCCGGAACTCTTCTTCTCCGATCATGAGCGTCTTTGGATTGATTCCTTTTTCATAAGCGGATTCGATTGCTTCCCGAACCGCGAGATAAAATCTCAA